GACCACGGCAGACCCGAGCACGCCAACCCCACCAAGGAGTACGCCTGATGCTCAACAAGATCTCCCTCAGCCGCGAGGCCGTCCGCATCGTCACGCTCGTGACGGTCGCCGCCCAGGTCGCTGGCTACTTCGCCGCCGAGCTTGCCAGCCTCAACGAGGCGGGCCAGCTGTCGGTGGTCGCCCTCATCGGCCTCGTGAACGCGACGGCGCGGAAGTTCGTCTACTCCGAGGAGTCCCACGTCATCGACACCGCCCAGGCCTACCTCAGGGGCGCCGAGGATCAGCGCCTGAACAGCTGACCTGATGGCCCGTCCCAAGAACGCGGATGTGCTGAAGGGCTACTTCCAGCGCATCCAGGCCTCGAAGAAGTGGCGGGAGGACGAGAAGTACGACGACCTGTGGTGCTCTCTCGTCGATCTCTACCGCGGCAAGCACTACGACAACCTGTCCAAGGAGGACAGGATCGCGGTGAACATCGCCTTCGCGACGGTCAACGTGATCAACCCGTCGGTGTCGGTGAACAACCCCAAGATCACCGTCAACTCGCGCAAGCCCGAGGACGGGGACAGGGCCGTCATCACCGAGGCCGTCATCAACTACTGGTGGCGGCACTACGGCTGTCAGGACGAGTTCCGCCGCGCCGTCAAGGACTTCCTCATCGTCGGCCACGGCTGGATCAAGACGGGCTACCGCTACGTCGAGGAGCAGAAGGCCGTCGCCCAGCAGATGACGGAGGACGGCGAGGAGCTGGACATCACCGATGCCAGCCACGACCAGGCCGAGTCAACGACGATCGTCAGGGAGGACCGCCCGTTCGCCGAGCGCGTGTCCCCGCACGACCTGTACGTCGACCCTGACGCCACCTCCATGTCCGACCTGCGGTGGATCGCTCAGCGCATCCGCCGCGGCGTCCAGGAGGTCAGGCGCGACCCGCGCTACAACAAGGCCGCTCGGGAGGCGGTTGTCTCGACGGCCTGGGGCAAGTGGGACGGTGTCGACGAGAAGCGCGGCACCTACAAGCAGACGCGCGACCCCGACCAGGGCTACGTCGATGTGTGGGAGTACTACGACATCAAACGCGGGACAGTCGGCACGTTCGCCGACTGCGGCGACGAGTCGAGCAGGTTCCTGATCGCGCCGCGGCAGACGCCGCACGCGTTCGGCCACCCGTTCGTCATGCTCCGCAACTACGACGTGCCCGAGCACTTCTACCCGATCGGCGACCTCGAGGCCATCGAGCCTCTGCAGCGCGAGCTCAACGCGACGCGTACGCAGATGCTCAACCACAGGAAGCGGTACGCGCGCAAGTGGCTGTACCGCCCGACGGGCTTCACGCCCGCTGGCACGAAGGCCCTGCAGTCCGACGAGGACAACGCCCTCGTGGAGGTCACTGGCGACGAGGCCTTCGAGCGCCTGATCGCGCCGATGCCGTCGATCCCGATCCCCTCCGACTTCTACACGCAGTCGGAGATGATCGAGTCCGACATCGACCGCGTGTCGGCCGTCTCCGAGTACCAGCGGGGCGGCATGCCCGACATCCGTCGGACCGCCACCGAGGCAGCCATGATGCAGGACGCCTCGAACGCGCGCTCCGCCGACAAGCTGGCGATCATCGAGAAGACGATCGCACTGGTCGCCTCGCGGCTGGTGGCGATCGCTCAGCAGTGCATCACTGGCGATCAGGTCGTCCGCGTGGCTGGCCCGCAGGCTGGCCCGAACTGGCTGGTGTTCACCCGCGAGTGGATCGCAGGCGAGTTCGACTTCGAGGTCGAGGCGGGCTCCACCCAGCCGAACAACGAGAGCTTCCGCCGCCAGCAGGCGCTGCAGCTCGTCGATGCCCTCGCGCCCTTCATGGGCGGCGGGATCATCAACATGCAGATGCTGGCGATGCACATCATGCGGACCGCATTCGGCATCTCGAACCCCGAGGCCTACATCGACCCGATGGGCATGGGCGGGATGGATCCGATGGCCGCCATGATGCAGAGCGGCGGCATGCCTCCGCCCGAGGGCGGCGAGGCGCCGCCTCCTGACGGAGCCCCTGTCCCCGCACCCGAAGCGCCGCCCAACCCCGCGATGGGCGGCCAGTCGATCCCCGAGAGCGTGCTCAACATGCTCGCCACGACGAAGGGTCTGGACGTGGGGAACATCCCCATCGGCTGACCCGAGGGAACGGCCAGACCATAGGTATGAACGAGGACCAACCCGACTGAGGAGTCCAGAGTGCCTGAAGAGTTCCAGCCAGAGGTCGACCCCGCCGAGAGCGGGCAAGTCACTGAGGCAGAAGGGGTAGAGGCCCCGCCCGCAGAGGGCGCAGCGCCAGAGCCCCAGTACTTCGATCTTGACCAGTACGCCGACCACCTCGTGAAGGTGACGGTGGACGGCCAGCAGATCGAGGTTCCGCTCCGAGAGCTTCCGCAGGGGTTCAGCCGCACGGCTGACTACACGCGGAAGACCCAGGAGCTTTCGGCCCAGCGCCAGCAGCACCAGTTCGCTGTTGCCATCGCTGAGTCCCTCGCTGCCAACCCCGCCGAGGCCATCGCGCTGCTCCAGCAGCACTATGGCGTCAACCTTGGGGCTGAGTCGGAGGAGGGCGACGACGAGTTCGTCGACCCCCTCGAGCGCCAGGTGCGCGACCAGCAGCGATGGATCGAGGCGCAGCAGCAGCGTGACGCCGATGCTGAGCTGGCGGCAGATGTTGCCGCCGCGCAGGCCGAGTTCGGGGATGAGATCGACCCCCACGACGCAGTCATCTTCGCCATCCAGCGAGGTTGGAACTACCCCCACGCGATCCGAGACGCCTACGCGGCGCTCGCGGGTCGGGGCGTAGTCGCCAGCCGCGCAGCGCAGCAGCAGATCGCAGCCCAGCAGGCCGCCGCAGACGCGGCCGCGCTCGAGGCCAAGCGGACCGCTGGTGTCGTGGCAGGCGGGAGCGGCGGCGTTCGGAGTGGGGCGAGCGATTCCTCGGGACAAGCCTCCACCGTCCGCGAGGCCTTCCAGATGGCGAAGCGCCAGCTGGGAATGGCCTGACCACCCGTAAGGAACCCTGACCATGGCGAACCCCAACTACGACGCCCTACTCGCCACCACCCTGGCGAACTTCCGCAACAAGCTGACCGACAACGTCTTCAGCGCCCGCCCCTTCCAGTACTGGCTGCTGGAGAAGGGCCGTCGGCGTGAGGTCAACGGCGGTCACAAGATCGTCGAGCAGCTCATCTACGGGATGAACTCCACGGCGGCCTCGTACAGCGGCTACGACCCCATCGCCCTGACGCCCCAGGACGGCATCTCCGCCGCCGAGTTCCCCTGGCGCCAGTACGCCGCCTCGATCGCCATCAGCGGCCTCGAGGAGGCGCAGAACAACGGCGAAGAGGAGCTCATCGACCTGCTCGAGGCCAAGATCATGCAGGCCGAGGAGACGATGAAGGAGAAGTTCGACCAGATGTTCTTCGGCGACGGCACGGGGAACAGCGGGAAGGACTGGCTCGGCCTGGCTGCCCTCGTCGGCGACCAGACGGACTCGGTCACGACCGTCGGCAACATCTCCGCCACGTCGAACGCCTACTGGCGGTCCTACAAGGACTCGAGCGCTGGCGCGCTGACCCTCGGGCAGCTCTCCACCGCGTTCAACTCCTGCTCGGTCGGCAACGACCAGCCCGACCTGGCGCTGACCACGCAGACCCTCTACGAGAAGTACGAGGGCCTGCTCCAGCCGAACCAGCGGTTCACCGACCCGAAGACCGCCCAGGCGGGCTTCCAGAACCTGCTCTACAAGGGCGCGGTCACCATGTTCGATGCGGCCTACTGCCCGACGGGCACCTGGTTCTTCCTGAACTCGAAGTACCTGAAGCTGGTGACCCACAAGGCCAAGTGGATGGAGCAGACGCCCTTCGTGCGGCCCGAGAACATGGATGCGCGGTACGCCCTCATCCTCTGCTACGGCAACCTCACGATCAGCAACCGCAAGCGGCAGGGCAAGCTGACCGCGAAGACGGCCTGAGCGTCAACCCTGGACCTGAGTCGGGCGGCCTTCGGGCCGCCCGCTCTTGAGGAAGGAAGCTCATGGGAGCCATCG